GAGTTCTGATTGAACTTCATTAGTGATAGGATTGTGTAAAACTCGTCCTGTATCTTTTTCTTAATACCATCTGAGAGTTTTAGGTCTCTGAGGTCAAGTGTTACAATCCTATCGGCACTATCCGAGGTGATACACTCATTAACAATGTCTTCAATAGCAGCGTCACATTCAGGTACTAAGGAAGTCTCTCTGTATCTTCTAATGAGTTCAACCTCATTCTTGATACCACCTTCCATATCGACATAGGCACCATAAGCACCTCCTGCGATAAATCCTGCCTGTTGACTAATGACGGGAGTGCCGTCATCGTCTACTTGAGGGACAAACGAACTTGCGTTCGGTGTCTCTGTGGCCCTTAACTCGTCTTTCTTACGAGATATTTCAAATCCAAATATTTCCATACTATTATTTATAACACCTTAAAAGGGTTAATTTCACTTTAAATTGTCTTAGATTACTCTTTCCCAGTGAGAATATGAGAAACTTACTTCAAATGTTTCTAGACCGTCTGCTTGTTCAGTTGATAATTCAATTGAACCTACTGAAGTCGGGAACATATTAAAGAACTCATATCTCGCTAGAACTGAATCATCTTTACCTAGTTGTTCTACAAATGCTCTTGATACTAAGTAATCGTTATTAGTAGCAGCAGCTGAATCACCGTAACCAGCGATATCTTGTTGCCATCCTTCTAGGGCAGTTCTTGAAGAGAACTCAATATCATTAATGATACTAACTGTCCATGCATCAAATGTTCTGTCACCAGCAAGTTTAAGGTTCATTCCTCTGAAAGGGATTGTAATCTCTGCAACTGTTGAAGCAGGCATTGATGTTGCTGTTGCAAGTAATTCGATATTTTGTCCTGAACGAGGTACGAACACTCTAAATCTGTTAGCTCTTGGGCCGCCACCGATTAATTGTGCTTTGAATTGGTCTATTGTTGCCATTTATATACTCCTAATATTAAACTGCACTGTATACTTCAGTAAACTCGACACCACTTCTAGCGGCAACAAAGTTTAAAGTAATAAAGTTAATTGATTTAGCAGGTTTCACAAATATTGAACATACGAATTCGTTTCTATCAATCACTGAATCAGTGTTGTTAGTCTCATCACATATTACTGAGAAATCTGTTAAACCTCTTCTGTTTTTCACATCTCTTAGGAAAGGTTCTACTGCACTTCTAAATTGAGCACGTGTGAACGAATCGTTATATTCAAATAACTGAGCTTTAGCTGCAGTTGCGATTGCTTTTTCTAAGACGATGAATAATCTTCTTACATTAATTCTATCAAATGCAGAAGGTGTTGATAATGCAGTTTTATCACCAAACAGGATTGTACCTTGGCCTGGGAATGTTGCAACTGGGTTAACTCTTGCACGATATAGGTCATCTCTAGATGCCTGTTTAGGATTCAATGCAAGTTTAGTAATACCTAGGTATTGTCCTCTTGAGAATCCAGCAGGTGATACCCATGCATCTCTTTGTAAATCACTTCTTGCCATAATTCCAGCAGTGTGTGATGAAGCAGGTATCCAAATGTATCTGTCGTTAAATCTGTCGTATTGATAAACCCATGTTGAGTCTAGTACTGCATATGAACTTGAACTTGCAGTGTTACATGTTGTTATAACATTTGCACTTGCAGTTGATTCTGAAGAAACATTGACAACATCTGCTCTTCTTGGAGAGACGATTGCCATGCAGTCTTTTCTAGTTTCACATAGTAGTATTGCTTGATTTGTAAGTGTTGTCCAATCTGCAAGAATATCTTGTTCTACACCACTTCCGTTATCTGTTCTAGAAGAACCGACAAGTAGGAAAGAGATGTCTATAAGTTCTGCATCACCGAAGTGAGTTGACCATGCACCATGTTTTTGACCAGCAGTTGAAAGTCTTCCATCTGCACCACCACTTAATGATGTGTTCTCATGTAGAGAAGGTCTTAAGAAAGCAGTTGTACTTGATTGTGCAATTGTTCTAGTTTCACCAGCAGATGCAAGCATTGCTGTTGAGTGACCTGACCAATATACATATTCTGATTGTGTTTCTAATACATTTTTGTAGTAGTTAGAAGCACCTTGTGCATCTTTAGCGTCTGACGCAAGTGATAAGAATCCAAATGATTCTAACACTGTATGTGGTTTTCCTGAGAATAATCCATCTTCGTCTACAACTACAACGTGTACTTCGTCTTCACCAACTCCTGCTACTGTAGCAGAATGTGATTTAGCAGGTGCTTTATTGAAAAGACCATGGAATTCCCAATATCTGCTGATGTTTGAATCATCTGCAACTGCACTTGTAAGACCTGAACCAGCTGGTTGACCAACTGCTTCAATTGTGATTGTTGTTCCACTTGCCAAAGTTAACACTCTGTACATTGTGTCATGACCAGCAAACTTAATTAAGTCTCTAACTGCAAATACATTTGATGCATCTACTGTTATTGTTGTTTGACCAACTGACTCAACTCCGTCTGTTAGGGTAACATTGTCGTTGTAATAAGCATCTGAACTTGCACATACGGAAACTTTTAATGAGTTACCTTTTGAACCTGCAAATTTAGAAACGAACTTACCAACTGTTCCTGCAGCCCCACCTGATTGATAGGTAGTGATGTAATCTGATGAATTTTTTAATAATGATGTTGATGCACCTGCTCCATTTGCACTGAAAACTCCTGTTGAGTTTACTCTAACGATTCTTAATGATGAACCGTATTTTAGAAATGATTCTGCTGTGTAGAAGTCTTCTGCTGCAGAGTCCGTGTTTAGAGGTGAACCGAAGTTCTCTACTAATCCTTTAGCGTCTGAAACTGTTACTACTTCATCAACAGGGCCCCATTGAAATGAACCAGCGAACGCACCTGTTGTGCTTGAAACTGCTGGTACAACATTCGTCAAGTCAATTTCGTTGACTTGTACGCCTGGTGATACTTGAAATGCCATACTTTTCTCCTGTTAATGTAAAAAGTTTTGTTTTACTTGATATATTTATAACTTTATTAATCTTAACGAACCTTGTATTTAGGTCGATACAAACCACCTATCTCCTTCAGTGTCGACAAAACTTTCGGTTTCATCCTTAACACTTCCAAAAACTCCTGCTGGTAACATGTCATCTTCTATCATTTTCTGTTGTTCGGAATATAATAGGTCTTTAACCTGTGAATCCGTGAGATGATAAAAGTATTCTGTTGTTATAAACCACGAAAATAATACGAGATTCATAACCATATCGTCATGATAACCTTTGGCAGCTTCATATGAAGTGCCTTTGTTAACAAATGTCAATAGTTCTGTTATAGTTGCTCTGTCACACAATTCCAACCTGTGTTCTTCTAAGAGTTCTTTGAGTGTCGAACAACCTATTCTTTTAACCTTCTTGTTCATTGTGACACCGATATCTTCCTGTTTTGTCATTCCTTGGACAAAGACATTTGAATATTCAATATCATAATGTAACTGTTGAGCAACCATTCCACCCTCTGCATTGTTCTCAACAATAACTAATGCTTCGTTATAGGGTTTAACATATTTGTTTATCATGTCAGGCAATAACATAGGAGATAACATGTTATCTCTAAATGTTGCAACTTGTTTAAAGGGTTGCACCGAAACATCAAATACACTAAACGTGGAATAATCCATTCCTCTTCCCTTAGAGACATCTACTGTACAAACGTAAGCATGTCCTTCTATGGGTCTAGTGTATATATTTATGTTATCACGATTCCAGTCGGGGTCTATAGAGCGTAATCCTAGTAAAATATTAGAATTAATAAGGGTATTACCTGTCCCTAGGAAACTATTTCCATACTCCTGTTCGAACTGGGTTTCGGATGTGTTTGCAATGGTCTGTTTCTTCCACTCTTCATCTCTGCCAGGCACATCATACCAGTTGATAAGAAAGTGTTTGTATTCAGATTGTTTCTGAATTGCACTCTCATATATCTTATAGAACATGTTACCAACACCGTTTGCAGTAGATGTGATAATAAC